CAGATGATTTCCGCATAATGAAATTATTCAGAGGCAGATGTGTATCGTGTTGCAGACCTGCTACGGAAGTACACGAATTAGTCACCAGAGCAAGAAGTAAGGAAGCAATTACGATGAAACAGAATAGAGTTCCACTTTGCCAATCCTGTCATCGTAGAACTCATTTTGATGGATACACTGGAGATAAGGAAGATTTCCTACGGAATAAGGAAATTGAACGTTTGGTGATGTTTGATGTAAGTCTGGATGAGTGGTGAGTCATGGAAACGACAGAAAAACTAAATTGGCTAAAACTTTACTTTGATACTCGAAGAGGTCTTGGTCATACTTATACCATGATAAATGGTGTAAAAAACAATGTGGATAAGTGTGCTGTTTTGGTTAGGAATCAGTCAGAAGCTAAATATATGTTTGATATGGCTGGAAAAGGATTTAGAACTTTTTCGTGGGATGGAGACTTTGACAGAATAAGAGGATTGCGATTTGCTCTAGTAATTGATAACAACGCCATGATTTCCATTTTGGAGGACGCTTTGGATGAAATTAGGAAACTTCGTGCGGACAATACTGCACTAAAGGCAGGACTTCTAAACTATGCTGTTCCTAGCAAATATGGAAATGGGCGATGGTAGGAGAAAATATGAAAAAGATAAAAGTACTAATTACCCCAGAGCAGATAACTGGAGAGGATGGGGTAAACGGATTACTTCCTAATGAATACGCACAAAACATTAAATGTGGAAATTGTGGTAGATATTTTCTTATTGCTATAAAGAAAGGTGTAATGGTCAGTGAGGAAATTAGTCAAGCCCCATGTCCTAATTGTGGTTGTGAGTGGTTACAGAAGAGTGTAAAATAGAGGGTGGAGGAAAAGCAAATGATTAGTAAAGATTTGATGGACGCATTGAATGCACAAGCCAACGTTGAACGTCAAAATCAAGCAGTCTATTTGCATCTTGGGGCAATTTTTGACAATCTAAATTGGGAAGGCTCTGCCAAAT